CAAGGCCGATACATTATCAATCTTTTCGTCAGCTCTCTTTTTCAAAAGCTTTCTATTTCCATTAGTATCTTCCAAAGTAACAGCATTTCCCATAGCAAACGACATCAATTCTTGATCGAAAATTAGTTTACGTTCTTCAGAAAGAATCTTTAATTCACCGAGAGGCACAGATTCTGTTCTAGCTCCTTGAATTACTTTTTCAATACCAAACGATCCATTCTCAGCTTCCCATCTCGTAACAAATTCTTTAGCATTATAAGGGTCAAAGCCAAGACAACGAACATCATAATCACTTTGCTGAATAAATCCATCAAGATCATCATAAACTTCCATCATATCAAGTACAGTGCCCTCTAAAACATGAAGGCTTCCTTCTCTAATAAATTCTTCATACTTAAGGCGCATAGCGCCAGGTAATTTCATCAATGTCAATGATGTAATGTAGCTGCGAGTTTTAACTCCAAATGTATAATTCGGAAGTGGAAAGAGAAAAGTAAATGCGCAGAAGTCATCGCCTTGCGATAGATCGGCTCCAAGAGAACATGGCATGCCCCAAAATTCTCTTATGCGATGCACAAGAGTCTCTTCATAAGTGAAGAAGTACGTATACCCCTCCATTGGAATCCCAAATCGCTTCGCAAGAGTATCGTTACGAGTTGCAGGAGCCTTTTCAGCTCTTTCAACATCTAAATGATACACATCATAAGTAACTGTCTTACCCAAATTAGGATTTGCCTTGATCCACATAGCTGGATCGTTAACTTCCTCAAGTTCGTCCAATTTGTAATGCCAAATAGAAATGTGAGGTGCTTGGTAATCACCTTTAAGAATTGTAGCAAGTTCCATTTTGATTGTGTCGCCAGAACCATTACGAACAGTTCCTTCAGAACTAATAGCGACAATCAAATAGTCCTCCATCTTGGAGGCACCTTGCTCTATGGCTCCAACAACATCTTCTCTAATGTCTCCAGACAACCATTCATCGATTGTCGCAACCTTAGGTCGAAGACCCTGAAGTTTATTAATGGTCATTGGACGTACTTCAAGAAGAGAACCTGTAAGGAAGTTCTCAATGCCCTTCTTTGTGGAAGCAAGTTTTACTCTCTGTGCTCTAGAACCAGTAGTATTCTGCAATGACCCCTCTGTTAGAAACTTAAACAGCGGCCCTCTTGCTCGAGTAATAGCGGTTCTAAAAGGAGACATTACTTCATCAGCTTGCTTCATGGTTGGGGCAGTTGTGATCTGATGTGTGGTTGCAGTGTCTACATTTAGGAAGTACGCTTGAATGCAATTGGCATACATTGATTTTGCAGCACCTCTAGCAACAATGAGGTACTGCTTGGTAGTCAGTCTCTTCTTTATCAATTTCTTAATGTAGTGTCCGCCGAGATTATCTTCGTTTGGTTGATAAACACTTCTCTCAACAAAGTAATACCATCCAAAGATTTGCTCAGCCCAAAGTTTAAAAGTATCAAGAAGATGAAGATCTGCGCCATCAGTAAGTGTGAGTTCAAATTCACAATACTTAATGAAACCATGTACCGCCATATCATCATAGTAGATGTTCGGATTAGCAATCAAATCATCAATTCGATTCATCTCCATAGAAATTTCTCTATTAACTGGAATCTCTCCTCGAAGAACTGAAGCTCGAAAGAGTCCATAATAATAAGGAGTAGCAGTATTAGATAATGCCATAGTATCCTCCTTACTTATTCAAACTCTTCTTTGCTAAAGCAATAGCTGCCTTTCCAGCAGGACTTGTCGCCATATTGTATGCAGTAACTGCAACACCAACAGTTGCTAGAATTCCAGCAGCTGCTTCAGTACCCTTTTTAATTGCAGATGGATTCATACGACTAAAATTTTGCTCCATGTTCAATCGATCATTAACTTCCTTTAGTTGCTTATTTGATAGATTCTTCTTTCCACGCTTTCGAAGCTCCGTTACTTTCTTGGAGTCAAATGCTTCTTTTCTAACTCTTTCATTTCTAGCTTTACGAACTCCCCAATGCATTCCTTTAACGCCATAATGCTCAATAGTATCATCAACTAGAAGAATTTTTCGAATATGACCAAAGTCATCACGATCTACTACAACTTTAACCTCAGCATCATCAGCATGCTGAGTTTCTCTAGAAACAATCTTAAGCTCGCCAGTATCCTTATTAAAACCAAGGATCTTAGTCCCTGAAGGACTAGTTCCATAATCATTAGCCGCTTGTCTCAAATGATTATTGAAATTAGATACAACTTCATTATGATATTTATCCCAAGCCTTAGGATCTTTTGTAAGATCGGTGTTTTTCCACTTAGCATTAATCTTAGGAAGATCTTTATTTGCGTTTCCAGCCGCAGTATTATACATTTGAATGGCGGCGCTCCTGCTCATCGCCTTCTTTTCCCACTTACGTTCAGCTCTTACTTCTTTCTTTCTAGCTTTACGAACTCCCCATTTCATACCCTTCGCGCCATAATGTTGAATAAAATCCTCTACCGTTCGACTCATGAAGCTTCCTCCTTAGGGTATGAATAGGTCGGTGGATGATCTCGAGAAAGCTCATACTCTGGAAGTGCATATTCACGAAAGATATTGAGTCGCCATTCGTATTCCTTAATCTGCTTTTCTGTTGCCTCAATAAGAAATGAAGTAGTAGGCGGATCAAAGAGAGATCGAACCTTTAGATAAATATAAGTCTTAACTAAATGAAGTTGATCAGCAGGAACAATATAATCTTCCCAAACGGCAGTTGCATCTTCGATTGAAAAGCCACCTTCTGGGCCTACACCAAGCTGACTAAGGATGGAGAAAGCGGCGTTAATGTGAATAGTAACGTCCAAATCAAATGCAGTATAATCTTGATCAAGACCAAGGATTTTCTTTGTGCTAGTTAGAATGCTTTCTTCCATAATTTCATCTCCGTATCAACTATTGCTCAAACGAACAACCTCAGCTGCAACTTCTTTTGGATCGTATCCAGCTTCAGTGAGCTTAAGTCGTCGTTCTTGGCCAACACCCCATTCGCCTCGACCAACAGCTTCGGCTACTTCTGTAAGAGATTCCTTCGCTTTATCATATTCGCCATCTTCGACTTCTTCTACTGTCTCTGGATCATCTGATTCGACAAGACGAGGCTCGCTATCTGGGGCACTCATATCTTCGGGATTGCTCATATCCACTCCTATCTTTGGCTTACCAAAGTTTTGTATCGTTTGGCGAACGCGATGTAACAATTTTCGGAAGTAGTCGGTCATTGCCGAAATGTATTGCATTATGCGTGATTTGGGTGGTTGTGATGAGATATTCTGGGTCAAATATCCACTCCTCTCCGTGAATAATATCATCCGGAATTATTGGATTGATATGATGAATAAGCAATGATCCATGGATCTCATGTCCAGAAATACCTAAATCACAGCCATTATCTCTAACAATAACTTCATCCCGAGCTCTTTTCCATTCATAAGATGTATAAAATTTCTGATTAATATAGCGATCAAATCCAAACGTAGATCGACCAACTTCTCCATCCAATTTCAAATAATTGAATCTATCATCAAAAGTATCAAATCGTCTTAACTCTGAATACAATCTAATCCTGCTCATGATAAATCCAAGAAATGAACCATCCGACTAACATTCCAGCCAAAAATATCAACATGGCTGATGGCCAAGGAAATGCTCCTAGAATTTTTACTATAGAATCTATCATTAATTATCATAATCTTCATCAGAATCTCCTTGTAATTCATTACCAACATAAGATCGCATAGCATTCAACGCTTGCGCATATAGTTCTTCAACCTTCTTAGCTGAAGCCATTAGTTCTACTTTTGAATCAAGCAGAATATTTTCACGATGCAGACGCTCTTGTTCCAACTTCTCTCTTGTAGAACCAAGCTTCAAATAATGAGTAATAACTTGGGAAGATGCAGTGCCCTCAGAGAGTTGCTTTTCAGCCAGATCTATTGCAAGGGAGACCAACTGACTCTCTCTACCTTCATCTGAAATTGCGGGTGCCCGAGTTGGGCGTCGCTTAGCCATTTGACCTCCTTCCAATTAACCTACATGCAAATCAAATTCTTGACCAGTCCAAGTGTGCAACGTATCGCCAGTCGGGAGTGGACCAAGAAGAATAAGCCCTTGGAGGTCCGCCATGAACAATTCTCGCTCCGGAGCTTTCAATGTCTTGTATTGCTCGTATTCTGCCTCAGTTCTAACCCATGAAATAGTATGACCAAGACCATTGCCGTCGATCATACCGACGAACTTAGCATTGGCTCGCTGATTCTCTGGAATAGAATTATCTCTCTTGATAGCAATACGATATAGCACGTCATCTCCTCCTTGTACGGGTGGTAAACCGCCAGCCATTCGACCAGCTACACCATTACGAAAGCCTGACATTAGCCATTCATATGGACCAGTGTATGGAAAGCCAGGAGTAGGAGTATTACCACCCCAAGGATCAATTTTACGTGTTGGAGCCCACTCAAAATGTGCGATGTCATCACTAGGTTGAAGTGCATAGGCTTTATCCATGGCTGCTACACCAATTTCATAAGACTCAACCATGTCTGGAGACCAATTTTCACCAACGCCGCTGTTCTGAGCTTCGATTCCAATCGATCTGCTGTTCGCTGAATCTAAAGGCACCTGTCCTTTAGAGGTATTCCATGGCCCACCCTTACCAGCATGGTTAGAAGCACCTCCAGCATGAACGCCCCACTGTCCTTGACGACCAAGAAGGCAATTAGCTACTGGTGCGTCTTGATGACCTGCGGCACAATACGACCAATCATTTTGAAATGATGTAGTTGGTGGTGAAGCAGTATGATGAACAACAACTAACATGGGTCCTGGTGAATTATAACCTCCAGTGGAGCGAGAATTATGCTCCCATCCACCCCATTCTTGAACATCCAAACCTTCTGCTCTAAGAATATCAGCAAGATTCGGAAGAGAAACTCCATCCATATATAAACTACCCATCAATCCTCCTCATCATCTGCATCGTGACCAGGCGAATCATATCGACGTAAATATGACCACGAAATCCATGTTGCTGTAGAAATAGCTGATAAACCCAACGCAAGAATAATATCAGTAAAATAATTCAATAATTCTGCATCAGACTTAACGTTATCAATAAACATTAAACCATATCCAAGTATAGTTAACGCTATAAATACCCCCGTCCATTCTTTACCACGTGGCGCGGCCACATTAAATCGGTTCCTTCTGCCACTCTCGAGTCAGTTTGTCAATAATATG